AATGCTCGGATAGGAGGCAATACTCGTATAGGAGGCAATACTCGTATAGAAGACAATGCTCGGATAGGAGGCAATGCTTGGATAGAAGACAATGCTCGGATAGGAGGCGGTGCTTGGATAGAAGACAATGTTCGGATAGGAGGCAATGCTCGTATAGAAGACAATGTTCGGATAGGAGGCAATGCTCGGATAGGAGGCAATGCTCGTATAGGAGGCAATGCTCGTATAGAAGGCAATGCTCGGATAGGAGGCAATACTCGTATAGGAGGCAATGCTTGGATAGAAGGCAATGCTCGGATAGAAAGCGATGATAGTCATTGTGGATTTGATTGCTTTGGCTCAAGGAATAGACATATCCACGCATATAAGACTAAAAACAATAACATAGAAATTAAATGTGGATGTTTTAGAGGTAGTCTTGAAAATTTTGAAAAGATAGTAGAAGAAACCCATAAAGGGACTATATACGATGAACAATATAAGGCAATAATTAAGGTAATAAAGATAAAATTTGGAATTGAATTATAAAAAATAACAATTATGGGAAAAGTAAAAAAAATCATTGAATTAGAGTTATCGTATGATATAGACAAACTTATAAATGCTCAGAAAGTATTAATTGAAAGTACTAAAAAAATAGAATCAGACCAAAAAATTATAGATTTTCAGGAAGATATTCTCACCATCTTAAAAGCTTTTAAAAATATGAATCCCAGAAATGTAGGTATAAACTAATTAAATACAAGAATATGAAACAGACAGCAGACGAAGTGGCATATAAATTATTCCCAGATAGTATTGCAGCATACAAAGGATTTCTTGACGGTGCTGCATGGCAAGCAAAACAGTCTCCTTGGGTAAAAGCTGGAGAGAGATTGCCATATGTCGATGAAAATTATAATTCTCTACAAAGTGAGCCAGTATTAGTTCAACTTTCTGAAAAAGAATGGTTTGAACCAGAAATATTAATATACAACAAACATTATAATACATGGGATACAGCAGACGGAGATGATGCAGAATGTAAAGTTTCAGATGATGACTTGTGGATGCCTATCCCAGAAATAGATGAATGATATGAAAATATAATAGAAGAAAAAGCAAATGAGTTGTATCCAGATAATACATTTTCATACAACGGATTTATAGAAGGCGTAAAATGGATAATGGAAAAATATCAATGGAAAAGTACAAAGAAAGACGGGTATCCAGAATATGACCCACACAAAATCTTCATTGTCACATATAAAGATATTACCGAAGCAAGATTTATTACAATGGCTATGGATAGATTATGTAGCAAAAATAAATTCTATTTAGAATCTATGGGGGATATAAAAGTTGCCTATTATATGGAAGTCCCTTCTTTTGATGAAATAATAGAAGATAACAAAGACGTGTTGAAAAGATTAAAAGATAAATAATTTAAATGGAGGAAGTATTATGAATGACCAGACACAAATTATTTCAATAAGAGGACTAAATGACTGTTCAATACACATTAATTTTTGCGATAGAGATTTATGTGCATCAGTTGTAACAAGTGATGGTGTGCAAGGAGATTTCTGCTTTGATGAAATTACATTAAAGATGTTTGCTTATGCCTATAACAAGCATTGTGAAAGACTTGTAGAAAATGAAAAAGGAGAATCCTAAATCATGCGATTGTCGGAACTGTAGAAAAGCAGGCGAAATTAAAGACTTCATGGTATTTTGCAGCCAGCTCAAAATATACCGTTCTGTAGGAATGAGACCTTATTGTGCAAAATTTAAAAATAAAATGATATGAGAACAATTAAATTTAAAGGCAAAGACGTAAACACGGACGAATGGCTGTACGGAGACTTAGTAAAGTGTAACGGAGACACATTCATAGCTACCTATAATGAAGTAGAGCCGACATATACATATACAACAGAAGACATTCATATAAACAAAGTAATACCAGAAACAGTATGCCAATTCGTAATGAGACATGAAGGAAATGATATTTATGAACACGACTTAATAAGATATTTGGTATTCTTGTGTGAATTGGTATTTGATGAGAAAATAGGTGCTTTTTGCTTATTATATCTCAGAAGTCAGACTTTAGGTAGAATTCCTTTAGGTGAAGAATTGCGCTTATCTGGTTATGAATTAGAAGGAAATATTTTTGACAACAAATAATAGTTAATCCTATAGAATGAATCTGATATTTTGCGAAGAAATAACATTATCAAACAAATAAAATATAATAAAATGATTCAGACAAGAGTAAATCACGCGGACATATCTTGGGAGGAATTCCCTATTTTAGCCTATAATCCGAATTTAGATATTATTATTATAGCATCAGACAATGATAATTATTTAAATGGGACTGTAGTATGTTCTAATAACCCAGAACATCCAATTGGGAAATACTACGAATATTGGGAGAAATCAGATTTTTGTCCTTTTGAAGATGAAGTAATATTAAAAAACAAAAGCAAATGAAAAAGATACTTGGAACGCATAACTCGAACACTTATCTGAAGCCTCGCAAATGGTGGATGAGGCTTATTAACTTTACATCCAAATGCCAGAAGTTGACGATAACGGAACAACTTGAACACGGAGTAAGATACTTTGATTTTAGAATCAACTATGACGAAAATAAAAGGATGATTATTAATTGTCATGGTTTAGTTGAATATAAAAGCTCTGTTAATGCGATGGTTGAAGATATAATAGACTTTTGCGCAAGAACAGAAGAACATGTACATATCAGATTTGTATATGATGATACTTTCATTAAAAGGACTTATGATAATATGATATATGATTTAGTTAAATTTTCACTATATTTTTTTATATTAGACGAAAATATATCATGGGAATTAATAATAAAATCCAACTGGCAAAAAATAGCTGAGAACGGAGAAACCCCGCCTTTTGAAATAGTAGACTGTTTCAGGAATTACAGAGGTTACAAGTGGATTCCTTGGCCCCAACATTGGATAAAGAAGCATAAGAATGAAATTCAACAGAAAATCAATAGTAGTGTAGACAAAGACACTGTATTTCTATGCGATAGAGTAGATTTATTTAAATTATAGCACTATGACACACAAAAGAACATGGCAAAAATTCGAAAGTTTAGTAGCCTCCTTATTTGGGACAAAAAGAGTCCCATTGTCAGGAAGTAATTCAGGACACAAAACGCATTCTGATTCTATGCATCCAGATATATATATAGAATGCAAACTACGTGAATCGTTTTCGATATGGAGATTATTTGATGATACTTCTAAAAAAGCTAAGAAAGAGGGGAAAATACCTCTTGTAGCTATAAAGGAAAAAAACAAAAAGGGATGTTTATTTATTATAAGTCCTGATAACTTAAAAGAGTTAGCGGATTTATACAACTCGGATAAACAAGAAAATGAACGAGAAATATACGTTGAATTATAAAATTTAATATATTTGTGTATGGAAATGATTGTTATTGAAATAGATTTGAGCCAAATCCCCTCGGATAAAATAAAAAATTTCCTGCGGAAAAATGGGAATGAAGCCAATGTTGTTAAGCTATGTGCATGTAAACGTAAACAGCCAGACCCTTACGGAAGTGACATTACAGTTTACATAAATCAAAATGCAGAAGAAAGATTGTCAAATCAACCTAAAATATTCTGCGGTAAAGGAGTTGAAATAAAAACAAATAAAACAGAGACACAACAAAACAATAATAGTCGAAATAATAATAATGATGATTGTCCTTTTTAAAATATAAATCATGGAAACAGAGGAAATTTTAAATATTATACAAGCGTCATTAAAAATATGCGCTGAGAATATTAAAGCCCGTCACTGGACTATGGTAGGGCGCGACTTTATGACTTATCATCCGTATTTTGACGAAATAAACGAAAAACTAATAGATTTTGTAGATGAAATTGCGGAAAGTACCGTAGTAACCGGAGGAATACCGCCCTATAATTTTGAACAATATTTAAAATTTTCCTTTATAGAGCCTATTAAATTTATTCCTTCTCTTGAAATGATGCTAAAGGATACTATATCAGAATTACAAAAGATATATGATTATATAAATGATAACTTCAACCAATTTGACGATACAACGGCAGATTTAATGGTTAAAATAACAAGAAAAATAAGAGACAAATACCTATTTTTCTTAATTCAATCTACCAGACTTAGTTTTAGTTAAACATATAATTCTCTTTATTATTCATATTTTTGTAATTGATTCCCGTTTGTTTGTGAAAATAGACGGGATTTTTTATATATTTGTACATATCATTAAGTACAGCATTTCGGAAAACAGAAAAAATTGGCAAATGAGGCTCCCCAAATTGTGAAATTCGGGGAGTTTTTATATATTTGCATAGTGTTTAATATTCGTATGTATCTACAACGGTTTGTGAAAATAGTTGTCACCACTTAATTTTTTCATATTAAATGATAATGTAGAAAAGGCTACAACGAAAGTTGCAGCCTTTTTTTTAATAGCATGAGAATATTTCTATCCTCTATACTACCAACACACTAAAATGTTAGAAAATTCCATTGTGCACCAAAACCGAGATATGGAGAAAATTTATTACAAGAAATGGCGTAACCATATCCTGCCTGCAATCCTAAGCTGAAGTGGCTTTTCTTTTTTTTAATATGCGTTTCAGTTTTTGTTATGGTTAAATACTTGACTGGAGAATAAACCTCTATCTTTTTAGCCTTTACCTTATATCCGGTCATACATATTGAATATGTAGAATCTTCAAAACAGTATTCGGATATCGGTATTTCTACTTCTGCCGGCTTAGAAAGTTCAGGAACATACAACGTGTCCCTGATAGTCTCCTTTATTTTGATGTATTTTGGAATCAAAAGCGTGTCAATGATAGTATCTACCCTCGTTATCACGAAAGTGTCTGTATGAGCCTCTATTTGGGGTGTATTGGCATGTTTGCCTATGACATATCCACAAGCAAAGGACAGAAAGAGCGAGAGAACCAATAACACCCCAAATTTTCTCATTTCTTAAAATATAATTCAGATTCTGCCTTCCTTCTCCTTACAAGTCCTGAAAGCACTTCTTTCCCCGCATATATCCATTTCTTGAACTCATTAGCGATAGTAGGGTCATTCGGATTTAATTTCACTTTACGCAAAAGTGTAGAATCCGAAAAGTTCTTCATCCCGACATTATAAGTAAAAGAGACTAATGCGTCAAACTGGTTTTGTGTCAATTCCACATCCATAGTTGAGCCGGATACTATATCTACAGCATTAGAAATATCATCTAAAAGAAATTCCGTTGCTTTAGCCTCTGTTATTACATCGCCTTCTTTTACATTATATGTATGCCCATACCCGATAGTCCATACTCCGGCTGGACACTTATATGCAACCAGTCTTAACCCCTCAAATTCCTTTATAAGGTTAAGCCCCTTTTCTCCTATTTGATTCAGATGCTTCATGTGTTTCAAATTCTTTAAAATATGGTATTTTCTTTACTATCTCAAAGCTTACTATATAATGTATAAAAGATATTGCCCTATTATTCGGAAGCAATGATTTTATGTTAGTCAGTATGTTCAATGAATAAAAATACGTGACGATTGCTACAATTGCCGATATGCACTGTAACGCCATTTCTTCGTTATGGAATTTATTACCTATAAAATAAACGCTCCCTACTAAAAGATAAAACACTAACATCTCACATAAGCAGAAGTAAAACTTTTTGCATTTAAACGTTTTCTGTTTTACAATGATATCTTCTATCAATCCTATTATAAAGTTTATCAAGAATATATAAGCGATAATTATAACATAATCATATATAGGGGCTATGTAGCTTATTACTACAGCAAATAAACTCCCTAAAAATCCCTGAAATCCTCCCGCCTGATTCTCCATAATTTAATTCCTTGTTAAATATATAATAGCATTTATTGAATATGCGTAATTGCCTGATACATCATCTATCAAAATCTGGACTTGTTGATTACCTACTGTATAATTGACCTTTGCCAATTTTTGTATAAAATTTGATGATTCATCATAAACAGAAAGGATAATACTTTGTGCTCTTGCTGATGTAAAGTTTATAGTTACAACTGGATTATTAGTGCCATTGCCATAAGTCTTTGAATTATTTATACCAGCAGTTTCAAATAAAACTCGATTTTGAGTTTCACTCCCGCTTTTTGCCATTCTTAAATTAAGATAATATACCGCGTTACCATTTAAGAAAAAAGGAGTCAGGTTAAGTTTATCATCAGTAACGGCAAGTGCAGCAATTTTCGAGGAGTCTATGCTATAATCTATAATATTTTCATTTGATACTGAACCGGATTGTAGTGCGTCATTAGATATTGAGCCTAATCCAATGTTCCGTTCTGTTACTTGATAATCCCCTATTTTAGCAGAGGTGATGGCTCCGTTGGCTATATCTGGAGTCGAAATAGTGCCGTCAGCTATCTTTTCGGAGGTGACGGCTCCGTCAGCTATCTTTTCGGAGGTGACGGCTCCGTCAGCTATCTTTAGGGTTCCTACAGCCCCATTTGCTATGTCTGAGAAACCTATACTTGACGGTAATACCAGATTCGCCCTCCAATCGTAGGTGTGGTAGAATGAATACCCGTCCATACCTACAGCCCATGTTAAGTCGATTGTAGCCACTTCGGATATTCCTGTAGGTTGAGTATTGCTAAATAATGCTCTTTTTATAGCTGTATATTCTTGCCCTGTTTCTGACGAACGTTGTTCTACATCGCTTAACCATACATATACAGTCGCTCTATTTTGTTCTGTAACAGTAAATGTTTTATTGCAGGTCGCAATTATTATAGTCCCTGTAGCTAATGACGGTAGAGATGAAGAGGTTTTAAATATAAGCTGGGTAGTCCCAGAAGTAAAAGTAGCCGAATCCATCTCATTAGACATACTAATATCAATGAATTTGTAATTACTTGCCCCTAAAAATATCCCTAATGCGCTTTGCCAGTTATCAAATGCGCTTACTAAGTCATTTATATAAACAAGATTGCCATCATCGTTTATATATGATAATATTGTGTCTTTGAGCATATTGTACTGATTTTAGTTTATATTTTATCCCCCATATTATTAATGAATCTACAGTTTGGGTAAATTCTGAAAATGTATCTTTATTTTCTTCTAAATAAGACGGGTAATTTATAATTACTCCTGTTGTCAAAGATGAAGTATATAAATATGACTTTCCCCCAGTCGTATAGTCTTTATCGCTCCAATATACTTTTTCGCCAGCTTCATAATCTGAAGGATATAGATATACTTTATTTGAAGTGATATTTATAGCCTCTATATGCCTCCCGTCAGGGTCGTATAGGTCATTAAGAATATCTATTACTTGTTGCTCCCCATATTGGCAGGCAGCGATTTTATATGCCCGTTGCCTTTTTGTATTATATTCGTTCCATAGTAAGATAAAAGGATATAACAAACATAACAACAGCTTATAGAAGTTGTTCAACCTATATTCATTATTTACCATATAATTAGGTCTGTTTATCTGGTAAATAAGTTTAGGTATATTTATTTCTCTAAACGGGAACATAGCTAATATTTAAATCCTCCGCAAAATTAAAATATCCTGATACTAATTTTATCCTTCCATTTTCCGCATTATATGTCAGTGAACCATTTGTAGAAACAACGTCAGGGATATATGCTGCTTCAACTCCTGATACTTCTTGGAAGGATTTTTCTAAATCGTTTATGAACAATGGAGCGCCTAACACTATATTCTGTTGTATAGTCGTTTTCATGGATTCTATATCATTTTTCACCTGAGCAAGGGAATTGCCGGCACTGTAATACACTGTCATACCTTCAGGGAATGTTAATATATCCGGTTCTCGGCTCTGTATAAATAGATTGAATCCCAATGGTATAAAATTTTCGTAGTAATCTTTGAATGCCGTAAGCTGGTCTGAACTCAAAGGAGTTAGATTGCCTGTATTGTCGGTAGTAGCTACATTTAATATTATACCTCCTTCAGACGTAGATACTGTAGCCTGCTTTATAATCCTGTTATTCTCGTTTATAGGATTATACCCCATTTCTTTAGTATCATTATCCAAAATTACCAGATTATCCCCATATTGGAAATATAAAGCCTTATCCAGATAATAATCTTTACGTGTTACTCTTAAACTCCGAGCTGTATTGGCTATATTATCTTCTGAAAATAGTATCTCATTGGCTACTATATTGAATATAGTAGAAAGAGCGTCTACAAGACGCATCCATATAGCAGAAGCAGAAGTGTTTACGTTCTGGAATAAAGACTGTATAGCTATTATTATTTGTTGTCTTAAATCTTCCATAATTACTTCGTTCTTAATCTATATAACTCTGCATCTATAAAAAACCAAACTTGGGATGATGATGGGTCGTTACTTGACGCAAAAGCCGTAATAGTATAAACTATCCTATCGTTGGTATTTGCATTGAAATCAGTAGGCTCAAATGCCAAATCTGTCATTAACGGGGGAATACCGTTATCCGTCACGACTTGTACTTTTGTAGTATTGTAGGGTACTGCTATTTTACATGTATGGTTATTGTCTATCAAAAAATCTGAAGCCTTTAAATTAATTACGGACTTAGCAGCCGAATAAACTCCTAATATATAATCGCCTGGCTTTGGATAGTCGAAAACATTAGCGGTTTGATATTTAAATGAGCCTGTCGGTATACTATTTTTAATAGTACCTACATTATAATTTGTCAATTTGAAAGTATAGGTACCACTTGACGAATTATATGTAATAACTCTTAATGTAATAGTGTTACTAGACACATCGACAAAACTAACTGTATTTGTCAAGTTGGACGTTATTGTCGCTACAAATATTCTGTAATTGTTTAATGCTGCTAAATTTGTACGACTATATACAATATTAGCCGAGCTTACTTTAGATACAAAATCAGTCCATCCAGAAGAGACAGAATTAATTACATTGGATATAGCTGCTGAAGAAGAACCATCATTAAGATTTATAAATGAGTTAGGCATTTCCAACATAGTAGGTCTACCCCCGAATTTTGTTTCTCCCCACTCATTTATAGCATTCACAGTCGTAAATGCAGAGGCGGAGACTTGTATAGGCTCATTCCCATTTAAATCGTTCTCTGTATATTCTGATAATGATGTTATGTCTACATATTGTACTGCCATATATTTAAGATTTAAATACTCCTAATACTTCTTTCCCGTTCATGCTATATACCGCCCTTATATCTCCCATCCCCGTAGAATGATAATAAGCTACTTTGCAATTTTCGCTTTTTTGAACCAAATATAAAGTATCTTGTTTATCTCCTACAGTAGTTTGGAATATTACTTCTTGGTCTCTTTGCTCAAATGTAGCATTTATATCTGAAGTAATCTCTACTCTTTGAGATTTTTTTTCAGGGTCATAGGCTACATAAAAATATCCTATACCGTCAGACCACTTTTTTTGTTTTCTAATTATAGCCATATATACAAAACTTTAAATTGCCCCCCCCATGAATTAACATATTTTTGCATACATGAGAGGGACAAACATAAAATTAAGATACAGTAAATGTCGTGTTGGTTGTAACTTGTACATGGACTGCCGAACCGTCTTTTGGAACTGTAATCTCTGCTGGGGAAACTTCCAATCTTGCAGTTCCTGGACTCTGTGTAATCGTTAATGTCTGTTTTACAGATTCGGATGAACCTTGGATAGTAAATACCTGTGTTCTTGACTCTACAGTATCATTCAACACATAATTAATCTCTATTGAGAATTCGTACTTGTGGTCAGCCCCTGGGTCTCCGGTGATTGCAACACCATTAGTTGCAGTTATACTCCCGTCTGCTGTAAATTGTTTGTCTCCTAAGTCTTCTTCAACAATATCACCACCCTCTACACCGAACTCTAACTTAGGGCTGTTAGATACTCCTGTTATTGTAACTTTACCAGCTGTGGCAGGAACTGTTACTCCTGTACCTGCTTGTTCTAAAGTGATAAACTCTGGTGCAGCAGCTAAATTTGCTGTTGCCGTTTTATTCGGTGAAACACCTGGCGCTGTAATAGTAAAAACTGATTTTACTATTTCACGGTTACCTACATTTGCCGATTCTGCTTTTAGGGTTAATTGGGTATCCCCTGTACCGGCATTCGGGGATAATATTACATGCCCTTTTGTTACATCTGCCATAATTATAAAACATTAAAAGTTGAGTTTGTATATATATTTACATATTGCTTGTCCCCATTTTGAGGAACCGTAGTAAATGACGGTTGCACTTCCAAATAATATCCGCCTTCTATCGAATCTAATATCTGTTCCAATTGTCTTTCAAATTCTTCATCCGATAAAAGATTTGAATTATACGGGAATTCAGATGCTCTTATCAATGTGGCATTGTTTGAAGTTTGAAGCCCTTCTACATCCAATTCTTGACCTACTGTCAGTTGTGGAGTATAAGACAACAGCCCGTTTAAGGATAATATTTCGTCTATCTGAGAATAATCCCCGCAAACGTTCAACAAAACATCAAAAATCGTATCTCCATATTTAACTTTGTATGCCATATTGCCTGTATTCTGAATTATATACTACTTGCAACTCATATTCATATACTCCAGATTCCTCCGTCTCCTGTACGGAAATTTCTGCTATATGCCCACCGTCATTTAATATTTGATTCTCGGCTCGTGTAGCTAATTCTGTAGCTTCGTTCTGATTCACGTTTATAGCGACTTCCTGAAACCCTACTCCGATACTTGGATTATCTATGCTGGCTACGCTTTTCATGAAGATTAATGTTCCATTCTGTACGCTACATGAATCTATAATAACCATATCCGTATCAAATACGATATCATTATTTTCTATATCAAATTTAAAATCTTGCATATAACAGAAATTTCACCCCTAATATAATAATTAAAAATTTAATGTGTAAACGTTTCGTCCTGAAAATCTTCCTGATTGAAATCTTTTGCCTTTGAACTCGGTGCTGGTACTCCTACATTAGAAGCTGTACCTGCTCCTGAACCAGTGGTTGTATTAACCTTAACAGACGTAGTTATCGATGGTATGGTATGCGTATGGCTATTGAATGCTTTTACAAAATCGTTCAGTTTCGCTTCCAACTTCTCGATATATATCATGGGGCTCTCCCCGCCATTTACCTTGACTATTTTGTCCTGCATCTCTATTGAAGTTTCCCCTACTTTTATATCTAATTTCGCGTTGTCAGTCGTATTTGTATATGTTATACCGTCCTTATCCATTGTAAGAAGCTGCTTTTGGCTATCTTCTAACATCTCGAACTGTACAGATACTGACTGCACTTTAGAGAACTTTATAGGGAAAGATAGGGAAGAATCCCCTTGCACGAACCCCAATACACAATTGCTGCCTATTTCTGGAATTTGTATCACAGAAGTAGAATCATGGGGGATAATGGAAAGAGGGATATTGAACATTTGGTTATCATCGTCCGACACGACATCAAATGTCAGCTCTTCCATATTTACTCCAGTAACTTCACCATATACTAAAGATACTGAAGAATAGCTTTTCAACACGTTCCTTAAATTATCCCCTAATTCCTGCATTGCAGAATCGAACTTGGAGCTTTTTCTATAACTTAAAACATCCATTCTTCATTTGTCAATTTTGATGAAACATGATATCCGTTTTCGTTGAATTCCCTTCTTATCCCTAATACATACAGATTCGCACTGTTTTCAGGGAATAATGTGTCAGTGAAATTTACATAGTCGAACAAATCTATGCGAGGATATAGCAACGTCGTTATTGTCCCGCTATTATATTCCCCCTTTAATCCTTGATAGGCATTATTTGCGAATTCTTCCAATCCTTCTTGTGTCTGTATAGAACTGCAATTCAATCGGATAGGTCTGCCATTTCCTTTATTCCCTACATTTATTGTCGTACGCTTGCCGTTTACATAGCCGTTTACCGTAACATAATAATTCTCGAATTTCCCGTTTTTAGGAGATACATCTCGCTCTATTACATTTACAGAAGTGTCTAATTTTATGGTTTTTTTCTGGGTGTATTTTAATCCCGTTCCCATAAATAATTTCCCTTCTGGGTCAATGCCCGTATAAATGCCGAATTTACGCATTAACATCTGTGCTGCTTCAAAGGGGCTGACTCCCTGCCATAATTTTTCGTTGAATGTCGAAGTAGCGGTATAATCGGCTACGGAAATTTCTTCATAATCCCCTGTAAGATTGTTATCCGAACGGTATTTCTTGAATGCCTCATTTCCTACATCGCAACAGACTTTCAACCCTTCATATATCGAGGTCTCTTGTGTCCAATCCTTATTTACGACTCCAAATCTCAAAATAAAACATTTGTCCTCACATACAAGAGTAGTCGGGAACCCTGATTTTATTTTCTTTATAAACCCGTCAAATACGAGCATTTTCCCCGCTTCTGGGTCATTCTCGAAATTTATGTTTACCTGTTCCCCGTAATTGATATTATGGTAATATGCATATACTTGTATATGAGCGCCTATTTTTATATTAAGTCCTTCTACATCAATTTTAGAACCAGTAATTATTTCATCTCCTTTCAAATAGGCAATAGAATAAAAAGGTAACGTTATTTCCGCTGTTTCCGCCAGCTTCATAACGGTGTTTTCGGATACAAAAGAAACAAAGTTCAATATCTTTTTCCCTTCTATCCAGACTTCATTACCACACCTGAAAAAATTACAATAACATTTCATTGTTTTTCTACAAATAATGTTTGACGCGTTAAATCTACCTCAAGCAAATTAAGGGTAATATTGGTAACTGTAGACCCTTCTTGTGGGTCTATGGCATATCTCGCCAATACGACGAACTGTATCCCTACCTCTTTATTTGTGAAATTATTATATATGGCGAATACCGATTTGTTTTTATACAAATCATTTATAACTGTCGCAAATTTGACTATATCGCCAGCCATTGCGCCTTGATTCTGCCGGAAAGACATAGGGTCATACCTCCCATTGTCGTTTATAGGCTTCCTTTCAAGTTTTATTCTTAATATTATCTCTGCGGGGTTGTATGAAGTCATTTCATATATTGCTGACCCGTCTACCAATTGGCTTTTGACAATATTTTTTGATGCGTTTATAGATAAGCTGTAAGATAACGGCAAATAATAATCGCTTATCCTGAAAATATAGTCATTCTCATTTGTCACGGAAATAAGATTGTCTTTCGCGTTCGCGCTTGAAGCGGAATATCTGGTTTTTTGGTTTATCAATGAACTCTTAACCTTATTCCCTATCCCATTGATATAACCTCCTTCTGATGATATCGGTATCACTGATTTTACGATTCCTACAGAAGAAAATGTAAGGGCTAATGCCGTAGCTGCCGTTTGCTCCGCATCTCTTATCGTATCCCCCGCTTTTGCAAGCTCTCCCCTTATGTTTTGTGGAATAGATACGGTGTTTCTGAATTTATCTTGTAATTCAGACCCTGAACTCGTTTTATAATCATTCTCTTTTGTCATGTTAACGGTGTTGCTTGGTTAAACGCTATATTTAAACCTCTCGCTATTGCCTGTGATACATAATCCTCTATTTCCCTCATTATTGTTGATGGGTCGGTAGTATTTATGTGGTTGTCCATGTCTACTATGGACTTGTTGAAATTTATAATCAGAGATTTACTTCCCTTTGATAAATCTTTCATACGACCCGTCTCATCTTTAACTGGAGATACTGTAGGAGCAGGAATAAACTCTTTTGAAGTTAATTCAAATGCCCGTGATAACGCTGTCAAATCAGGGGTATAATATCTTAATCTCTTTATTAAATCTTTTGCCTCCTTTGTCCCTAAATTATTAAGATTATTGAAAAGGTTTTCTATATCATCAGCACTTAATTTTATATCTTTTACAGCTGATGTTAAATAACCGGATTTATATAATTTATCATCTGAAGGCTCTCTATATAAATAATTCGTCCTAAGAATCGTGCCTTTTAGCTTATTAATAGCTTGCTCTTTCGTCAAATTATATTCTGGCACTTTAGACCACAATGCAGCCGTAGCCCCTGATGCAAGCCCACCGACAACAGACCCTATCGGGCCAGCAGATGAACCCACTAATGCGCCTGAACCAAATCCTCCTATAAAAGAGCTAATAGTAGGATGTTCATTTATCCAGTTTATTATTTTACTTACTACGTCTATAATACCAGAAATAAAGGAATCGAAAGCAGATATAGCCTTTTGAAATATTGAACCATCATACCCCTCTCCGAATATCTTGTACAGCTTAGATAATGATTCGTTTATATGTATACTTGTGTTTGCTATATCTTCATAAAAGTCTTCTAAATACTCTAATTTATCAGCCTCTAAATTTTCTTCAGATAATTGAACACGACCTTTCAATACCCCCGCTCTGGGCAATTCAAATTGTCCTATAAATTTTTCAAATGCCTTTATTAAAGCTTGGGGATTTTCTCTAATAAATGAATATATATCTTCTCCTTTATTCTTTGATTGCGCTCTAAGGTCAAAAACATACTTCTCGATTAAAGGCACTGACTTGAAAAGTTCTTTCATGTCTATACCTTGCCACGTAGTAAGTAATTGTTGCAAGTTCAACCCGACTATCTGCAAATCTCTGCCTGAAACAGCAGAAATCTTAGCTGCTAATTGTCCGAACCATTGGGCATCTCTTGACGATAATTTTGTATCTCCTACAGTTAATCCCGTCATTGTATTCATCAAAGATACTAATCCGGCTCTGGAACCTCCTGTTTGCGTAACAATGTCTGTAGCATTACGGAACATCTCATTATATCCGCTCCCTTGTGCTAATCTTGCCATATTATATTGTGAGACATTCGATATCGCTTGTGAGGTTTGTTCGCTCATGAGATTATTTCTACCCCAACGGTACAATAATCCGCCTCCGGCTATAGACACCGCTTTTAACCCGACAATCCCTCCTAACGTCCCAATGACAGATTTTAATGCCGGAATAGCCTGTAATGCAGCTTTACCTACAGACCCTATCAGGTTAGCAAAGTTCCCTAAATTCCTTTGCCAACCTGAGTAAGTAAATGAATTTGCAATAAAATTATTTGAAAATCTTTGTCTTGCCTGATAATATCTATCTATATTCCTTAGTAAATGGCGATTATTTGCAAACGGATAACGATATGCAGCATAATTCATCCTCCGCCATAAATTCATGCGTTCTTCTGGGATATGAGGATAAGGGTTATATCTTCTCCCTCCTGCCGGATTATTAAAGCTACCTCCCCTACCACCTATATTGTTTGTTATACTTTTTAAGTTCTGGGCTTTCTTTATAGCGTCGTCCAGTTTAGCATTTAGGTCTCCCTTTAGATTAAGCTCTATTTGATAGATATTAGGCATAGCTTATTTCTTTTTGTCAATTTTAAATGGTGCAAAATTTACATTGTCCATTATCCATAATGCAAGACAATGATACTTCTCTATCTCTTCCAAAGTTAATGATTCTGTTACCTTATTAATAGGAATATGGAAAAAATGTGATACTAATGCTTTTTTTACCAAAAGCGGGTCTGTCTTGCTATATTGTGTTAATTTATATTCTATTTCTGCTCGGGCATCTGCATATTTAGGGTTTTCCCTGCCCGATTGATAAAATTTATCAAATCCTCCTGTACTTGTTCTGAAGAGAACAGAGACAGACATGCAATCCCGTCACTTGAAATCCTTTTTGCTAAAGTCTTGTCAACGACAAATATATTAACGTATTTTATGGCGTCGTTTATCTTTCTCTCTGTCGTCGTATCCGAATTATCCAACAAAGAAGTAATGAAAATTGAATCTTCCAACCGTGTACGCTCTGCATGTCTTAATTCCACGTCTTCTGTTACTTCTATTTCCTCGAATATCCCTTTTTTGTCCGGTAATTTCTCTACAAATGTGAAATTTGAAACTTTAAATGTGCTCATGTGTTGATAGTTTTAAATGTAAAAAGGAGATAGGGGAATAATCCCCTATCTGATTAAATAGCTATTGGTGTAACTTGTCTTGTAAGTTCTGTTGCCCTGAAATTCAAGGTTACTAAAGTCTGAGGGTCATTAGCATTGACCTCGAAAGAATCATTGCTAAATTGTGCTCCTGTATAGGTCAAAGTCGTATCAGTCGGGGTTAAATCCGCCCTGTTGCTGAACATGATAGTAACGGTAAGCCCTTCAGGAATATCAGTTAATGACGGTCTCAACGTAGTTGCTATCCCGTTATAACTGTTTATTAACCTGTTCCATTCTCCTGATTGTATAACAAAAGAACCTGAATAGGCTTTGTTTATACCTTTTACGGAAATAGGAGTTTCAGAACTTATTGCGTAAATCTCATTTACCGACTTTTCTATACTTCCCGAAAAATTCTGCGCTGTGAACAATTGTATAATTGCTCCATTTCCTAAGTTTACCCAAACTTGGACGTCAGCACTTGATATTATTAGTCCCGATTGGTCTGCCATAATTTTAAGAAATTGAAGTTACAAAGAATGTTGTTACAAAGGCTTCACGCATTGCAGGGTTCGGTACTATACTTATAGCCACTTCCAAAGCTTCGGATTGTATGTAATTATCATCCTTAGCCTTGAAGTCGAAACCTATCGCCCCAGCTTGCCCAGCGTTTATTCTCGGAGTGATATATTGGGCTGTAAATTGTGATATAGCTGAACTCTTAAAAGCCTGTAATATCTGACCTGAAGAATCACAAGGGATATTCTGGTTGATATAATAGGTAAGGAACTGTTGGGCATCATCGCAAACTGCATTGCCGACAGCAACTCTTTCTATCTTGTTTAATGCCATAGTAGTGGCGTTGCATGTCGCCCCGTCGTTGTAATATAACCCCTCTATACCTAACCTGTTACGGGTAAATATATATCCTAATGGGGCTACCAGATTCGCGAGAGTGACGTCATATCCGTTTACGGGTGTACCAGTTTTTGGATTGCTGGATACAGAAGCCAAATCACTATCCGTAAAATATTCTTCCGTAGCTACAGAACCCAAAGCTACATTCCCGATAGATGCAGCTATACTCCGGCTGGCTCTTACTCCCAATACACGCCCTACAGAAGACAACCCGTTAGGAGAAGAACCGGTAACGCAATATGCTACACTTGGATGACTCATAGCCGAGCAATCCATAAGTTTAGCTATCTCTGTTGCGCTGCTGAAAGTCCCCTGCTTGATATACGCTCCGTCAAATACACCAACCATTCTGATGCCCAATTCAAACATGTTAGTCAAGAATGTCTGTATCTGATTGAGTGCTTCTTGGTCTGTCTCATTGTTCACGCCTTCACCATATTCAGGAGCGGGCAATGTCCCTTTAGATTGGCAGAATCCTATTGCACGAGGTCTGTTCTTATAACTATCTGAGATAGTCTTGAATATTACCGGCTGTAATGCTGTATAGAAACTTGCAGTAGAGAAGTTTATGCTTGCCGTCGTTTGAACGAGGACAATCCATAACTTAGTCCCTGCTGAAGCTGCACCGTAAAACTCGCTGATGTGTTGGTATAGCATAGTCTTCGCTCCGTCACCTTCCGCCCATTCTGAAGTTATCCCTAACCCTTCGGCTGCTGATAACGAAGTTATCATATAAGGGGTGTTTAACTCTAAGTCTTCAGGTAAATTAGATTCCGCACCTGCCACATCAACAACCAAACAAGAAATAGATTCGTCTACTTGGTTACTCCCAATAGACGTATCTTTTAATGAAATATGTATTCCTGTTGTTGCCATAATTATTCTTCTTTAGGTGGTCTACCTTTTGTTTTCTTTTCTGAGTTTTTCCGAGCCTCTTTTAACGCATTGAATTCGCTTTCAATAGAACTATCCATTTTAAGCGGTTCTTTCTTGTTCTTAGCGGAATTGTTAGGCTCTGGCGGGTTATATGATTCTAACACATTTTTAAATTCCTCATTGTTCAGAGGCAGGTTATCCATCGTAATTTCCGCCCACAATAATTTATATTTCCTCCGTTCAAAGTAATCATGTGCTTGTCTTCTGGCATCTATTTCCCTTCCGAAAACTTTGCCGTTTTCACATGCGTATACTTTTCCGCGAGATTTTACCAATGCGTATAGATACTGGAAAAAGCCTTCTTGATAATTAGTAAGTTCCATATTGTTTATTGTTTATTTTGTGTGTTGGTATTCAAGCAGGGGATTTTGCCCCCTGCTTATTATTTATATTATGCACCTGCTACTGCTGGAGCTACTCCATAGATTCCTACTCCGTCTTTACGAGCTGCACCGGCTCCCATACGAGTATCCATAGACATTTCCCATGCCCAAAGGGTAGGTTCTTGTTTTACGAATACATTTGTACGACCTACACCGATAAGGAATTGAGAAGGCAAGAACCCGATAACGCAACCGTAAGCCTTAGCGTTAAGAGTAACCGGTGTATAATCAGAGTCTATCATGTGACCTTCTGCTAAAGGTTCTCCATATAATTGCGGGTCAACTACTTTGCTTGTAGTAGTATCATATACACCACAGATAGAACGCTGTGTAATGTTCATGCCGTAAGCCATCATCTGCATTGGGCCGATATTTTCAGTAGGTAAGTTCAACGCATTTACAAAAGTATCGTTAGACTGCAATTGGTTAGCATAGATAGCGTCCATTACTACCTCTGGACGTTCGATATCCAGATTGAAGTTGGCTTGGATAAACTTCATGCGGAGGCTTAACAAGTCAGCTACCGTGAAATCTTTGATATTGCCTGCGGCAGCCGGATTGGCTGGGAACATGCCTGCTGAATTTACAGTAGCGGTACCGGTCATAGGAATAAAAGTACCTTCCTTAACAGCTTCTGCCAACTGTTGGATAATATAGTTATGTTGAGCGTTCGATACTACTCTCAAAGCCTCAGCCATACCGATGCCTCTCTTGTCATATCTCAACAGATTATCATCGCCAGGCTGCCATGCAATGGCATTTAAAGAGAAAGCATAAGTAGGAATAGCGATTGGGTCGTCATCATACAAATACTCAGACACTTTTTCTTTAGGCACCAAAGTATCGAAATAAACTTTAGGAGTCATGTTTATTTCTGGGTGTATCGTACCGGCTGAATCTGAACTAATACGTGGGATTCTATCAGCGAATGTGTTAATAGGGAACAACATGCGATAATACATTGCCAGCCACTGTACGGCTACTAAATCCGGTGTTGCCAAGAAATCATAGGTATTGTCTCCGGCAGCCAAAATAGTATCCAATAGTTGCGGAGTAGTTTTTGGAGATGTCCCTTCAAAACATAAATTCACTTGACCGAAAGAGTTTATAAAATCACGGTCGTTTTTCAAAATAGACGCCAATTCTTTGTAAGAATCCAGCAAGTCATGAACTGGGATAGGCTTGTGCTCATGAGCATATTTCAAGTCAGAGCCTAATGCCATCATACCCATCTTGTGTTGCCCTTCTTTTGAGGACAAATAAGAGTGTAAGTTTTGATATTCAGTCATAATCTTAGGTTTGTTTATATTTTCTGTAAAAATATTCGCGTCAGGGTTAGCGGAAAGACGTTCGGGAACGGATATAGGATATTTCTTTTCCAAGTCTTCCGATTCAAGTTTTTCCTTTTTGTCTTTTGCCTTGTTTTCTTCTACTTCTTTTTTATCCTCTTCTTCATCGTCTTTAATGTCTTTCTCTTCTTCCTCCTCATCATCTTCCAATTTCTTCTTTTCAGACTTCAGACCGATTAATTTCTTTAAAGCGGATAAAACAGTATGTTCACTAATTTCTACTTCTTTGACTTCCTCTTTCGGACTTTCAATAGAAGCTTTCTGTGGCTCCTCATTTTTTGCCTGAAGTTCCACTTCCTGTTGTTTTTCCTTTTCTTCCATTTGCATTAATTCTTCAAAATTTGAACTTAAAGTTATTAACTCTTTATTTTCGCTATATAATTTATATTCCACTGGAATATGACCCAATTTCGCGTTTAATTCCTTGTAATATACCGCATTTGCATTCGAAGGAATGGTAACTAAGGAAATTTCAAATACATCGAAGCTTTTTGTTTTTTTCCTTCCGAATTCATCTTCTACTATTACTGCATTCCCTCCCAATGAAACGGCCCTTATATATCCTTCATCATATAATTGCTTGTATTTCTGGCCCTCTTTAGTAGAAGCAAATACAATTATCCCAGTCCATTTGTCAGACTCTAATTTAATATCTTCCAGCCGTCCGATAGGAGCCTTCCATGACATATGTTGCTCTACTAAAACGGGATTTTTCAAATATCTGTCCCATTTTATAGAATCATTCATTACCCTAAATCCTCTATCGTTTAGGGATTCATCCGATAATACTTGCCTTACCATTTTTATAATTTTCTATTAGTTCTTCGTTACCCTCTATTTTCATTTGCCGATAGTTCTCTTTCTTGTCATATTTCCCTAATACAATAGTATCGGCAAAAAATGTTTTGTTTTTGTCGGTATATACATAACCTTTTCTTGCTTTTAACTCTACCATATCAACCTCCAACTACAGTCCAACCTTTATTTGATGCTGCCTCTTTTTGTGCACCTGTCAGTTTGTTATATACATCAGAATGGAATGATAATGTCCGTGTTATTTCTACATTTGCCAATCCGTCAATAATGCTCTGTATAGATTCATCACTTAATAATGAACTTTGTGTAAATGACAAATTATACTTTATACATTCTTTTGTAAATCTTACCTCTACTAAAGAGGTACATCCATTAAATACGTATGATGAGTCCAATTCTCTTGAAATGTTTGTAAAATCTATTTCTCCAATTATGTTTTTTAAATTATTCCTCCCGTTAAACATCAATCGGGCATTATTACTTTTCATTTTTGGAGAAAATGTCACTGTATTTAATTTATCTGGGATTATATTTGGAGATAAAGAAAACATGCTCTCAGTAGAATTCGGATCTACCCAATTTATACAATGTATTTCTTTTAAACAAGAACATCCATAGAAGAAATAACTTAGTCCCCTTATAATAGAACAATCTACAATATTCCCCTCATTTATTTTCTTCAGGAAATAACAATTCCTGAAGAAATTATTTCCATTTTTTATATTAGAAGTATCTACATTTACTTCCCTTAATTCCACATTATTGTAGAATGAGGTCATATTCTTATTATATGGGCCATATTTCATACTCAATAGTCCATATAAATTCTGATAACTTGTCTTTTGAGGGAAATTTTCGGGCAAAAACAATACTTTTTCTGATATATTATTAGGAATAGGGACATTCCCATTCTCCATATATTGGTTGGTTATTTCCCCTGATTGAACAATCATATCTAACAAATCAGGGATATACTGCCCATAGCCGTACTTCCACATCATCTCTTCAATGCCATATGTCGGATGTATAGGCGTAACTGGGTTTATTTTACCGTCAATAAGCTCAACTTCGCCAGATTTTGCCTTTACATATTGTGTACGGTCACCCGAATTGTCAATCATCGTGCATTCGAACTTCATCCGCCAGCATTCGATGTCTTCTTCCGTGTCTTCCTTGTATCCCTGCTTGATAAAGTTATTCATGCCACGATACATAGGCAAAAAGTTGTTCCCTTGAAGTATATCCTTGAAAAATTCGGACGCCCTCTCCGTGAAAAGCTCTGTCCTAAGCTTATATGCGAGATTCCGCCTCCATTGGTATATATCCGTCTCTCCCGATAGGGTATAATTTACCAGCCTGTCCATTACCACAATGTCTATATTGATGTTGTCTCTTATCAGACCGCCAATATAAACCATATTGTTAGGGGCTGAATCTACGGTTACTACAATAGCCGGCAATGTCGTGTTTACTACTGTCCTTCCGTCCGATACATTAGACGTCAATACGGGTATATGATTCTCTATGACAATATCCGTTTGCCTGAAAAAATCTATTAATTTTTTAGTCAATAACCCTATCATATGCCCTATTTTTCGCTAAAATATGAAGTTTTTTATTATCAATCAATTATTTATTGAAATTTTTGTTCCAAACCGCCAAAATCGCCTTATGCGCCCTCCTATATGTATGCTCGCCTACCCCCATGAATTGGCGGGCTGGTATTTGAGGGGGTTTCCTGTTTATTTTATAGGCAGGCTGAACCCATTTTTTAGGAGACTTTCCTCCTTCATTCTGCAATTGTGCGTACGGAACGCTGGTTTTAAGCCCTGCTGTATAGGGAACATTGGTTATTTTCTTGATAGAATTGTATAACCTCCCTGTCCTCCTTAGTTTGGGATAAGGCAACTTTATACCGATAGGCGTATTGTGAACGTCATACATACGCTCTTTCCATTTCTCAAATTTCCCGTTGCCTAAATATGCCTCTTTCTGGAAATTCTGCTTCGTTTCCTTGAGCATGCTTTCCGATATCGCCTTGGGCATTTCGCTCCTTACACAATTCCTAAGACTCTTGAGCTTGTTTATCATATCCTGCATCGTATCCGCCATCTTTCTTGCTTTTAGGGGTAAAAATGCTCTTTATCTTGTCTACTGTGTTGGTAATCCATGACTTGTTGGTGACTTTTTTGTCGATATCCCCTTCATCCAACCCCACTTTTTGCAGGAATTGTTCGGAAATCCGCAACCCTTGCTTGCTCAAAGTATCCGTAATCTGGATAAAATGCTTGACAGAGATACTCTTGTCGGGAATAATCACTACCTGATAATCCGTCAAATCCTTGTTCTTTATCAATCTCGCCAATTTCGGCATGGTCTGGGTATTCGTCACCCTTAAAATGTCCTTGTTGTCTTCGTCAAGGATATTCTTGTACAATTGCATGTGAATTTCCGCCAACTGCTCGGAATTCGTGTTCTTTTCGGTGTTCCCGATTAACGTACTTCCGGTGATAAGCTGCATAAGCTCGCTTTCCCACTTGTCTACCAACTCCTTGTGAGCCCTGAAAGCTTCGCTCGGAGCTTCAGTATTGACGGAATTTATCTCTACTTGGTATTTCCTCTCCTTATTCGTGGACAATTCGTTTACCTCAAAGGGCACTACCGGTGTGGCTGTAGGGTCATTTATCAATCTGGCGTATTCCGCTGCTATCTGCTGTGCTTCTTCGTTCTGCGCCTGATACCCTATCGTATAGCGAGGATAGGAATAACGCCCCGTCAGAATGCCCCAATTGCGATAAGAATTCACTATCTCGATTATAGCCCGTGTAATATCCTGCATCAGACCTAATTTATAGTCTTCTTCAGGGGAAGCCTCGAAATAAAACATGTTGTCATAATCGTCAAATTTAGCCACACTCTGGATATCAAAGGTCATATAACGTATCGCCCTGTTGAACATGTCTATATTCCGCATAGGGAAATCCGTTACAATATCCTTTTCTATGTCTATCTGCTTGCCTGCTACCCCGCGAATCTTCGCGTTTAACGGAGCACGGCAAACAAGCTGCTTGAAAATGTTGGTCTGCGTAAAATATTTGGAGAATTTGTCGTCTATCCTGCTCATTTCCCCGTATTTCGCCAAAGCATAGAAGTTCTTTTGGGCAGGAACATATCTCTTGTCCAATAAGGACACCAAAAAAGGACTCGACTGTATAGCCCACGACTGCAAAACGCCATAGTAGTACAAATCACTGTAATTTATAGCCCTGTCTATCGCATCCCTCCAGTATTTCGCTGTATACGGAGTGTCATAATAGTTAATAAGATATTTTGACTTAACTACTCCAGTCCCTACAGACTTGGGAATGTAATAAGGGTCTATTTGGGGTGTATTCCAGATTGTCATATTAGCCTATATAATCATTTATGTTCGTTACTATTTTACCTATCGCGTTAGGCTCAGGCTTGTTAACCGCCCCAGTCATGCGGGATGTCCCAGACTTCATCCTGTGTATAGTAGACATCACACTGTTGTACTGGTTCGTGAAAACAGTACTCCACGCAAATGTAGAACCCATAAAGGCTGATGCCGTCAATACCCTTACCATAAAGAACAAATCAGGATGGACATCCTTCATTACCGGCAACATCTCCTCCAAATCGTATATATTCCCTATCTCGCCAGCCAAATAGCCTATAGCGGATACATAGGCGTCTTCCAATGCCGTCGGATTCATGCCTATTATCTCATCACATGTGTTAGGCTGTATCCATTGATATAAATCTTTTATCTCTATCATATTATAAGGACTTTAATTTCCCTCCTATCGCTATAAACATCTTCGTCTTCTTCTGGGCTGGATTAACTATCTTCAGATTCCTCCCCATTAACGAAACTCCTTTGGCTACCGCGTCCGGTATGTCGTCTTTCTTCAACGGACTCTCTTTCCTCGAAAACTCCAAAAACTGCTGCACCGTAATCTCTCCCATAGGAGTGTTCTTCATCTTGTCGTTGAACATTATCCCCCCATTCTTGAACAACGGGTCTAAAGTGGACTCAATGTTATAAAACTTGTTACCGTGATTGCGCGTGTCCCACTCTATCGGACATATCCACCCCTTTTGCGCCTGAAAGTTAAGCAATGTTTTGTTGAAATCCAACGGAACTTGCTTTTTTTCAATGTATAAACGTGGCGTTATCGGACATTTTACGTATAAGCTATATATGCCTTCCAACATCTCGTATGTGCTCCCCTGTACTGCATATACGTCCACCAACCATATCTTGTCTTTCGTCAACCCCAACAATACGCATGCCTTGTAATCGTTCTTTACACTCTCCTTAGCCGACGGGTCTACGTAGATTATATATCGTACAAACGATTCTTCTTCCGGCATTGTCCCCCATGGTATATGATGAAATATCTCTCCCTCCATCTCATCGTAATACTCCCCGTCCAAAAACCTACGCTTGTCTATCTTCGACAAACTCTTCATCGTAAGCATATAACTTGCCGATACGTTCTCCTTGTTGTCCTCTACACTGAAATGCTTCTTGTACAACATCGCCTGTATACTCGGGTCTAACTTCATCCCTGTATCGTAATCCTCCTGCAAAAAAAACCTCTTGTAACTCCAATGATTCTTACTGCACGGATTCAACGCATACAACATCTTGTTCTTTACCGGCAACTTCTGCGCCAACCGTGTCAATAACTTACTTACCGGCTGCCAACTTATCTCACTTATCTCATCCAAAAATATATGCCCCCACTCCGAACTTAATATCGAATCATATTTCGACTCACTGTCCGAACTCCCCCGCAAACTCCCGAATTTTATGTAGGAACCATTGTAGAATACCAAACTGTCGTCCTTGTTTACATAACGCGCAAACCTCTCCCCCCCTATCAGAACCTTCTTGTAATCACTGTAACCCCAACGCCTCGAAATAGAATTCAATACCGCCGGTACTGTCTGCATCAACATCCCATTGTTCAACGACGTAAACGTATTCCGTATTATCAAACAATTAGCTCCGTATCTTATACACTGAGTCACAAACCACGCAAATATCAAAAATGTCTTCCCAGCCCTGCTCGAACCGTAAAACAAATACTCTACATATCTGTCCTCATTCAACAAATTGTATAACTCTATCTGCTTATCGTTTAACCGCTCCGGCAATAGTATCATAGTCTATCTTTTCTATTATCTCTATATTCCCCGTATCTCCACTCATTTCCGATTCTGTTTCTTCTACCCTCTGCTCCTTGATTATCGTCTTCTCTGTCCGGTTGATACTGTCACTCGCTGCCTTGAACACATTCACGTACTTCATGATGACATCTAACTTACCCTTTAACTTGCTTATCGTTGCCGGACTATCAGCTACTTCTATGTCCCCTAATATCTCCTCCAACTTCTCCCTAACCCCTATCATGTCCAAAAACGCTACCGTCTTCCCAAACGTAGCCCTGAACTCTTCCCGTACCTTGTCGTCTACTTCGTACTTCTTTATCTCGCCACGCTCCTCCATTCCCTGCCTGCGTAGCTCCCGCTCTTCTTTCCCCTTGATTATGTCTATCGCTGTACCCATACAACAAAGGTAATACTTTTAGCCGAATTTCCAAATTTATTAATAAAGCCCGACCCCCTACCCCTGTTTACCCCTGACTCAAAAACAAAACAGAGGAAATAATAACCTCGCTCGGGGCTGTGCCCCTCGCTTCGGAGCTAACCAATGCAACCCCTTATGTTATTCCGATTCCCAAAGAGATTCCCCGCTTCCTTTCCGCATCATCTTCCATGCTTCATCCTCGCTTTGCTTTTTCTCGTCTGGCTTCCGGCTCCGTTATTCCTTCTCTTCCATCAGTCAACCCGCTCTCCTCTCTGTTTCATGTGAAACAATTCCGTTAACATTTCCGTATTGTTTTAACTTAATTCCAAATGATATATTAACATTTTCACCTCTGTAACGTGTTGTTATTCACCGCATTAGCAAACAGAACTGCGCGCGCACACACGCACGTTATGAATGTATCACCTTTATGTATATATATACAATTCATATATAGTAATAATATATATAATATATAGTCCCTGCATGTAGTTATTTCCTTTCTTTTTTTTCTAAATAAAAACACAAGATAAGTTAACAAGAAAAGAGATAAAAGATACCCCAAATAGGTTGGGTTATCATGTGTGGGTAGTAAGGAAAGCCAAGGAGTAAAAATGCGGCACGATATGAAGGAGCGCTCAATATGTAAACATAGTATTCGATATGTTAATATATAGTTAAAACACATGATATATAATACATTTTTCCGAGAAAAATGTTGCGTAATTTCAAGAAGTTTTATATATTTGTAATACAGAAAAGGGAATAAAGAAAACGAATATTAACACTAAAAACATTATCAATATGGAAAGAATAAACGTAGAAGACGCGAGAATCCGCGTAGAATTCCGCAAAAACGAGACGAACGAAGTAGTAAAAAGTGAATGGTTTGACGTAGTATCCTACTTTTGCTCTTCAGATTTTGAACACGAAATGGAAGACTTATTAAAGGATACCGGAGCGGATTACTATAAAATAGTAGAATTTGAAGACATTCCCAGAGAACTACAACTAAGTGACAGATTGCCTGATGAAACAATAGCCCTATGTAACTACTTTTGCACGAGAGAAGACGACGAAAATTTCAAAGAAGCTTTTTCTACTGGCTGGATAATTATCACTACAAATTATTAGATTCTGACATATTAGACTTAATAAATAGGGCTAAAGAGCATATATGGGATATTATGAAAATATAGATGATTTTGTAGAGGAGATGTTTGATGCACAATACCCTGATTGCCCGCCCGACATTAAATATTATATAGACTACTCTTTATACGAAAGAAACCTAATGTATGATTTTTGGGAAATAGACGGACATATATTTAAACAATAAAAAATACAGCTATGAAGACAATAAAGGGCACTTATAGGGACAATAATTACTTTGAATACGAAGTAAACGGTAAAAAGTATTGGGTACAAGGCGAGTTGTACTGGAATAAGGCAAAAAACAGACTGGAGCACACCCATATAGGAGTAAGAGGCGGAGAATATTTAATTTATTGGAACTTTTAAATAAAAACATTATGTATACCGTAGAGATAAGCATAGAACATTCAAATTTCCCTGATTATATGCATTTTACTTTATTGAAAGTAGAAAAAGAGGAAAGATTATTTGAATATAGCTCCTATAACTTAGAAACAATTATTACTTATTGTGTTAGTAATGGAATAGATGTAAAAGAATTATCGTTTGAAAATAAATTAGTGAAAAATGAAAGAGATAAAAGGTACATATAAGAGCGAAGAATGTTTTGAGTATAAAGTACACGGCAAAACATATTGGATAACACCGGATAATAGCGGTATTTACTGGAATGGTAAGAAATGTCGGTTAGAATACATCCACGAAGGGACAAAAGGAGGTATATATATAATATACTGGAATGTTTAAATACTATAATAAATAAAAGAATATGGAAGCACTAAATAATATATTAAATACTATTATATCAAAAGGCGAGATAACCTATAGACAAATAAATTATTTGATTAGGGAAAGTGAAACATTAAAAATAGACGTTTCAAAAGAGTTATGTGACTATGATATAAAATTAAACGAAGAAGACGCGGAAAAGGAATTGAAGTGGCTAAGAACAAGAAAAAACATTGAGTTGTGCGGATGGAGAGAGAAAAATACAATATCAAAAGCAACAAAAAAAGATATTATATTTAAGGGTCTACACAAATATGGGAATCATATGTATGAACCGTATTATTATCTTGGAGAAATAGCGTATTTACACGGTAATAGAATTAGTATTGTAGGATAAAAAACATAGATATGATACAGAAAATAAAAATAAAAGAACTAAATGATTTATTTTCATCATTTAAATATAAAGGAGACATTTACAAAATAATTGGTTTTTTAAATGATGTTGATTTAATCAAAGGGAATGTTTGCCGCATTATTGCATGTAAGAACAAACAAACGGGTAAGTACAAAATAATAGATGTATCCAAAAAAGGAGATGATATCGTTTTTGTAAAAAGGGACATAATTAAAAACGGGGAAAAAGATTCAGATTTTTTTGTAGACTTGACAGACATACGGTTAACTCATATTAATCCTAATAAAGTAGGACATTTAAAAGGTCGGCAAATACGGTTAAGTGCATCTATTGAAAAAGAAATATTGAACTTCATATTTTGTGAATATGAGTTAAACATAGGTACTTATCATCCGTTTTTATTATCAAAAAAATGCTATTTCATCGATTTTTACGAAAAAGATAACCATACCTATACATGTTTCACGGCTGAAGACGGAAATGGGGAAATGTACCCTTTTGAAATTAAGGACTATTTATATGCTGGTCAGGATGTTATTTTTAAATTTGATATGATATGAAAGAAAAAAGCATTATAAAGGACGCTAAAGAAATATTAGCCCTTATTCCTGAACCATCTGAAATGAACAGGTATTATTTTATTTTTGAAATAAATACTACTATTACAAAATTAACAGACACTTTCAGCACATCACCTTACATCTCATTGATTATTAGAGATAAAGACGAAATAATTATCTACATTTCCGCGAATCTAAGAGACAATGGCTACAATAATAAAGTATCCGAAATAAAAGAGAAAATAATAACATATAAGAAACTAAACAATGATAGGAATAATTAATATAGAATTGCTTTATAGGCAAATAGCGTCCTACTTCATTTTTAATTACTTCAATATGGAAGTAGGAACCGACGAAGTATGTATATTGAATGATGAAATAATAATCCTTGACAAATTGTGTGATTTTTATTCAGGAATTACGATTGATAACGGAATAGCTATCGATATTAAAGGCTACATAAAAACGTGGGAATTTTCGCCCAAATATGTAGGAGACGAAAAAGAGGCAAAGGATATTGCATTAAAAATGATAAATGATTTCATAAATATTAAAGACGGGTACAACATTTATTCAAGAGGATATTACTATGACAACTAAAAAAGACAAATTAAACGCAATTTGCGGGCTTATATTATTTCTGCTAATTCTAATTGGCGGAATGCTGGACACGCAAATACTGGAAGAACAAAAAACAAAAGAAATTACTAATTACCCCGATACTGTGGAGGTATTTTTAAATGATAGTATAGTCATATTTAATTAAATAAATTATGGACATAAATAAGCAAATAAAAAACATGGTAGCGACTGTACAGACAGTAAACTACTACAAAGACATAAAGAAATTAGCCCTTAATTCCAATAATTTAGAGCGTTTTTGCCAAATTTTAGGAGAATCAAAGGGGCGGGCGTTCGTAGAAAACATTTTGCAAGCTTCGTACAATTCTAAGTTGAAATTTTGCAACCCGAATAGCGTAATTTTATGCGGATTAGCTATTGCAACTACGGGGTTATCTTTGGTTCCCGCTCTTGGGCAATCGTGCATCGTCCCTTACAAGGACAACGCACAAGCACAAATAATGTATCGTGGGTTCATTGAATTAGCTAATAGGACGCAAAAATTAGAGCGTATAAATGTCTCAGAGGTTCGCGAGGGTGACATTAAAGGTATAGACCCGTTCAAAGGGGAAATAATATTGAAAACGTATGACTATAACGGCTATATAGAGAGAAAAAAGCGGGCTTATATTGGTAATGTCGCCTACATAAAATACCTTTCAGGCGGTGAATATTTTAAATATATGACTGTTGAGGAAATAAAAGCACATGCACAAAGGTATTCTCAATCATATAGAAACAAAAACGGATTATGGGTAACAGATTTTGAGATGATGGCAAATAAAACGGTTGCAAAAAGCCTACTTAATTTATACGGGCCGAAAACTGAAAGCATGGAAAACGCAATTAAATATGATTTTTCGACACCAACGAACGAAAATTTAACAGATTTAGAATATTTAGACGGGACAAATGAGTAAAGAAAAAGGGCTAAATTTTTCGATGAAATGGACTAATTCGAGGGTTTTTCCTCCTTCACATGAAAGGATAAGAATTATTTTAGAAAGTGGAGATGTTAAAATAGGAGTGTTCCATCCAGAAAGCATACCTTTTGTTTTCGGAGTAGACGGGAATGTATATTATTATTCAACTGTAAAATTTTGGCAATATGATAGATAGGAAAGTGTTTAGAAATTACGAAGATTGGTACAATTACCGGAAAAGCAATTATTTTATTGGAGGACATGATATAGCGGTAATAACTGGTCATGATGAATACAAAACGCCTTTGGATTGGTATAATGACTACCAAAGGGGGCAAGCAATGGAAAATGAAATTAATTATAATACCCAAAGGGGGCAAGCAATGGAAAACGCTATCGCTGCTCTTTTTGAAACAGAGTCTACAGAAAGGGTGATAAAAGAAAGCGCGAAATACTTCGTTTTAAGCAACGATAATTACCCGCCCTATATAATTGCTTCACCTGATAGGGAATTGTTTAAATTTCGAAGGGAAACCCGCATTGTCGTTGAAATAAAGGACACATTACGTACTGTAGATTTAAACGACCCCGAAACTTTTCCTAATTCGTGGTATATGCAATTAGTTTGGAACATGGGCGTAGGGGAATATGACGCGGGAATGTTAGTAGTATATGATGGACAAAAGCAACTGAAATGGAGGATGTTCGATTTTGACAAAGATTTATTCGAGTATCTTTTAAATGGGGCTAAAGAATTCACAGAAAATCACATACTTAAAGGGGTTCCACCGGCTCCAATTAACAAAGAGGATATTTTTAATATTACAAATACCTCTGAAACAATATCTTTGAACATTTCTCCTGAACACATGGAATTAGTCAATAGCTATAACGAGATAAAAAATAAAATAAAAATACTGGAGAAGGAGAAAGAAGATTTAGAAAACAAAATAGCGTTACTTTTCAACAATTGCAACGAATTAGTATGCGAAGGCGTAAGAGTGGCTACAATTAAGGACTATACACGCAACACAATAGACACTGAGAAGCTAAAAACTGAATTTCCGTTGATATACGAATCAGTAAAAAAAGAATCAAAAGGGAAAACACTTAAAATTTTAAAATTATGATACTAACAAAAATAATTATTTATTTAGTCGTTTTAATGTTATTATATTTCGCTGTTCTATTTTTAGGTATATATATAGTCCCATATATAGGCGTAGAGTTTTGCAAGAAATTTTATAGGTTATTTCCGGCAACATCAATATTAATATTTGGATTTTCTATGGCAAACAATGAAAACAACATACGGAAATTAGAAAAATTAAAAAAGATAGATAAAGAGGTAACTAAATATGATTTGGCAAGAAAAAGGCTTAAAAGAATAAAGAAATTAAAAAAATAATCGTATATTTGTGTTGTTGACTACCACCAACAAAAAAGCATTTACGGGTAATCCGTGTATACGGGATGTTTTTAGGGTGGTAGCTAAAAATGTCCCGTTATTTTTTACATACAAGTCATATGAAAAGAAAATCATTTACATTCTATTTGTCATGGAGCAAGCCAATTAAGCTGCTTTCAGAATCACAAAAAGCTGAACTTTTAGACGCTATTTTAGCGTATGTTTCAGGAGAGGAGCCAATAATTATGGATTCGGAAGTAAAAATGTGCTTTGAGTTCATAAAGGCGGAAATGGAAGAGGACGAAGAAAGAGCCGAAAAGTTAAAGGAGCAAAGAGCAGCCAGAAAAAAAGCGAAAGAGGAGGAAAGTTTTAAAAAGAGAAAAGAAAAAGAAAAAGAAACAAAAGAAGAAAATACAAAAGAGGAAGAAAAAGAAAAACAAGAAAAAGAAAACGCCCCTAAAGAATATAATAATATATATAATATCAATACCCCTAAAGAAAAAGAAAATAAAGAAAAAGAAGGAGAAAAAACAAAAGAAGAAAATAAAGAAAAAGATGAAAAAGAAAAAGAGAAAAAAAATAATAATTATACCCTTGCGCGCGCGAAAGAAGAAAAAAACTGGAGAAATGATTTTGATACATATCTAAAAGAACTGAAAGAAGAAACAGACAAAATACTATGTGATGCGGAATGGCTGGAAAAACAAAGAGAATTCAACCACCCAGATTTAGATATAATAAAATCCATTGAGTGCGCTGTCACAAATTATTGGGGTACACATGAAGGTTGGGAAAACAAAAGAAAATCGAAAACAAAAACGATAAACTGGAAAACAACATTGGCAAAAGCTCTTAAAATTCAAACGAACCGCGTTTTTTATCCGAAAAATTTAGCAGGGGGGGCGCGCGGATTTGCAAAAAAAGAAACGATGCAAGAACAAACTCAAAGAGTAGCTTTTAAAATTATGCAGGATATCCAAGAGGGAAAAGATGATTCTATTTTTGGAATGATGTTTAACAAAAAGGGAAAAGAATAGGAGGTTAAAACATGGACATACAGCAAATAAAAGAAGCTCAAAACTACCCGAAAATAAGCGAATTAAATAAAAACGAACTGTTTTTGTTTTCCATGGACATAGTAAAAAAGGCTTTTTTAAGGGTAAATCAAGAAACGACGGACGAATTAATAGAGGTCACAACAAAAGATGTCGCAACATTTTTAGAGGCTGAATGCAAAGCGCTAACCATAAAGGAGTGCGACATAGCGATAATTTATGGTTTATCTGGCGAATTTGGGTTTTTTTATCGTATGTCGGTACAAACTATCATCCAATTTTTAAAAGCCTTTAAATCGCACGTAAATCGTTCACAAGCGATAATTGAAAAATACGGGAATGTAAAACAACTGGAAGTACATTCCAAAGATTTTTCAGTCGAGCAGTTGTCGGATTTTGAAAGAAATGCTTTCAATGAATTCAAACAGACAAAAAGATTGCCCATTGGGTTACCATGTTTGCCAGTGGTTAAGTATCTGATAAGCAAAAACAAAGTAAGGGCGGAGACTTATTTAAGATATGTTTCAGAAGCTACAATAGCAGTAGAATACGAAAATAAAAACGAAATACAAAAGCTGATAATGGCTAACAACACTACAAAAGAAGCTGTAATTGTGTACAATGCTTGCAGGAAATTATTAACTGATTATTACACACTAAAAACTAAATGAGATGAAAAGCGAGAAAGATATTTTACTTGAAAAGATGAATAAAGCGTTACAAAAAAGAGACTATGTAAAAGTAACTCAAATAAAAACGCAACTTGACAACTTGAATAAATATGAATTGATACAGGTTAAGGATTTGTTCGGGAACATGACCAAGGAACAGAAAGAAAAAGCGGTGTATGTTTGTAAAAAAATACCTCTTTTCGCTGATTTGCTTTCTCAGGCTGCAATTGAGCTTACGAACATAATACAACAAGTAGATTCATCTTCTAATTTGGTATTAATGAAAGACTTATCAAAAGCTCGTTTTTACGCTGAAAGAGTAGTTAAAATTGTCGATGATTTAAATGATGATGAATTTTCCGAGTCCTTTGGAGAATTTGCTGATAAAGTAAATGCAGAAATAGATAATTTATTTGAGAGATATGGCAATAAGTGAAGTATACAATATTGATTGCATGGAGTATATGAAAAATATTCCTGACAAGTTTTTCAATCTTGCAATAGTAGATCCTCAATATGGAATTGGGGAAGATGGGAAAAGTAATCATAGTAGAGGTAAATTAGCTAAAGCAAAACAATATACCCCAAAACACTGGGATAATGAGCCAATGAGCCCACAATACTTCAAAGAATTGTTTAGAGTTTCTAAAAACCAGATTATTTGGGGTGCAAATCATTTTATTACACGAATTAATAAGGATTCTCCATGCTGGATTGTATGGGATAAAGATAATGGAGCAAACGATTTTGCGGATTGTGAATTAGCTTTTACTTCTTTCCCAAATGCAGTAAGAAAATTTAAATATAGATGGCATGGAATGCTTCAGGAAAATATGAAAAATAAAGAAATACGAATACATCCAACTCAAAAGCCAGTTGATTTATATGCCTATTTATTAAAAACATTCGCAAAAGAAGGAGACAAAATATTTGACAGCCACTTAGGCTCTGGGAGCAGTCGTATTGCAGCCTATAAGTTAGGTTTTGACTTTTACGGATGCGAAATAGATAAAGAATATTTTGCGTCCGCGAATGAAAGATTTGAAAACGAATGCTTAGGAATTGTTCAAACAAAAAACGGAGTATTAACACAGCAAAAATTATTCTGAAATGAGACAAGAAGTTAAGGAAGAGTTGTTGAGCATAAATGATTTATCCCGTAAATGTGGATATTTCTCATCTGATACCTTTATAAAAAATGGATATGGGTGCAATCATCCTAATTGTTATGATGGAGTATATACCTATAATGGGAAACAAATTAGTAGTAATGATGCGGAATTAATAGTTGCAAAAGGACTTACAAAAAGGAATATAAAGTGTAATAGGAGACTTTCAAAGAAGTTTATTAAAAAAGCGAGATGGTTACTTTTTTCAGAATATAGAGACCTATGTGGAGTGAAGTTCCAAGGTGCATGTTATGCGTTTTCTTGCCCGCTTGGGCGTTTAGCCTACCCAGAAGATTTTGCAAGATTCGGAAGAGACCCTGAAGATATGGGAGACGATGAATATGTAATTATAGAAACTGAAAAAGGAATTTGAATCTTACAAAATAACATGTCACGATTAAATATAGATAGACAAAACAAGCTGGAGCCAGTAAGAATGAATATGATGTAATGAAATTGTCAAACATAAAAAAATAACACTTTAAATTAACTGATATGGAGAAAAAATTTGAATTAACAGGAAATTTTATAGTTAATACATTTGGCGTTAAACTCTTCCAAATACGGTGCACTAAATCATTCCGTAATGTAAAAGAAGGAGATTTAGGCGGATATGTAGAAAAAGAAGAAAACCTTTCGCAAGAAGATAATGCTTGGGTATACGATAATGCTTGGATAGAAGACAATGCTCGGATAGGAGGCAATGCTCGGATAGGAGGCAATGCTCGTATAGAAGACAATGTTCGGATAGGAGGCAATGTTCGGATAGGAGGCAATGCTCGTATAGGAGGCAATGCTCGTATAGAAGACAATGTTCGGATAGAAGGCAATGCTCGGATAGGAGGCAATACTCGTATAGGAGGCAATACTCGTATAGAAGACAA